TTTTCGTCGGCCTCTAATGTTACCTTTGTAACAAATTCAACATAAAATCCTTTGTATTCTGTTGTATCTGTTATTTCTACAAGTCCCTCTTCATCTAAATTCAAAAAACCACTACCGTAAAAGGTATCAATACTTGCCACAGCTCCTTTCGAATTTCCAACCATCTTAACAAAAGTTGGAGAAATTCCAGCCATACCAATAGCATAGGCGGTTAGTGCAACGAATGCATTCTTTTGACTGGCTATGGTTTGATATCCTGGAGGTATTGATAATGCATTTTCAGTACTCATTCCAGTCATTATATATTCAGCGGTATTATAACAATTTGCTTTTTTAAGCAGTGTTTCTGGACTCATCCGAGAAGTATCTGGTGTATTTTTTGGTACGTTATAATTCTGTGTTTCTAGAGTTTGAATGAATATGTTTCTTGCTTTATTATAAGCATTTTCACATACCTGCTTAATCTCACTGTAAAATTGTTTAACGGTTGATTCGTATCCCGAAGCAACTTTAATATCAGTTAGATTTAATTGAGCAAATACCTTTCTAGTTTTATCTTTATCAAAGGATCCACCTCTATTGTAGGTAGCGCTGAGGTTTGCTTCACCTAATGTGTCTGTGAGTGTTTGTAGTATTTGTGCTTTCAGCGTATCGACGCTAGGGGCAGTTTTGGTCGTTATCTTATTTAGTAGTGTATGAGCGATTGCAAAATATCCTATCGCTAGCTTTTTATCCTTCGATATTAGCGACTGTCCTAAATTATAAGTTATCTCTAATAGTAATTTTAAGTTTTTGTCTACCGGCATATCTGGATAATCCTTCGCTCTATTTAATACTCCCTTAAACGATGTTGCTTTACCAGCCTGTGCTTTTTGTTCTTTAAGTGAAATTCCTAATATCCCCTCTGAAGTAGTTTTATAATCTGATTGAAATTGTGCATTTAATGAATCTTCTCCGATGTTTAGGTTTTGAGCAGCCAGTGCAGCTGTGGCTGATTCCTTATTATTGTATACATATATATCAGCTGGACACCACTTGTCTGGTACTGATAAGGATACGTCATCTCCTAATTTATTTACTAACTCAATTGCTTTTTTGCGAATACTCTCAAACATAACACCTCTATCAGCCTGCACTGGTTTCTTATACAAATCCTGTATTGCTTTAGCTATGGATAGTGCATTGTAAAAGAAACTCACATCCTTTTTAGTTAGTTCGTTTTGAGATAGATGAGTTATCGCCGTTTGAACCAACTCTGCAGATTTATTACCGTAATACTGCTCTTTAATGTTTGTATTAAGAGTTAGTTGGCCGGTTCCAGTTTGTAATTTTTTTTCAATAGATCGCAATACACTACTTGGTTGAGATGCAAAATATATTACTAAACCCTCTTTAAAATCTGGGGTATTGGTTCCTTGTAGGTCTTCTTGTATGTATTGTGTTTGTGGTAATTCAATACCATCTACACCTCTCTCTTGTAAAAGCTCGTTGAGAATCTCAACCTCACGTCTATCAACAAACTTACCATCAACTATAGTTGGAAACCCTTTTGGTAACTTATACGACCATTCGGTCAATATTTCATCGAAATCTATATGCTTCATTTTTTAATTCTAAAGTAACCCATATCAACTAACTTCTTAAAGGTGTCAATCTTCATAACTGGTGCACCTTTAATCTTGATTAGTCCATTTTTAATATCCTCTATAAAAGCAGGCTTATACTCTCTATCTCTAACAATAAGCTTTGCAATTTTCATACCAGGCTCTAGTCCCATATCATCTTCGGGTTGAGCTTGCTTACGCTGCACTCGATCCTCTCCACCCTCTTCTGATTCCTTATCTTGTAATTCCGGTCTCTTTTCAAACCTTGGTTTATCGGTCGGTTGCTCTGGTTTAGCGTCGTCTGGAGTTGGTTGTATCACATTCCGCTTTTGCTTTCCTAAGTAGCGATTAACAATACTCATTGCTTTTTGATAAGCACGAGTTTCTTTTGGGTATGTGAGTCCAGACGCTACTTTTATCTTATTGCCTGTGTCAGGATTAGTGAACTCTATACCATAGACTTCACTTTTTTCGATTTCAGTTAAATTTAGTTTGGACATAGGTGTATCCTTATTTCTTATAAATAGTCTGTAATTCAGTATTACCTTTCTGATATTTTGGTTCGTATGGGCAGTTTTTGCATTTATTGCCACAACAAAATCCTCTACTAATAAGAAAATCAGAGGCTAGCGGTTTTACTTTACTTGCAGTCTCTTTCATAAATTGTTGGTATATCCAATCTTTTTCAGGGTTCATATAAATAGAAAAAGCCCCCCATTAGAGGGGGGCTAGATTGCTAATTGTTAAACAATTTCGCATGCACCACCCGCGCAGGCTGCTTCTCCTTTTAAATTTGTATTGTCTTCAAGTTCAATCACCTTCATTAGATCAACTGCAGTTAGTGAAGTCATTAACTCTTCGTATTTTTCTTCAGTGCAGTCTTCAAATGGAGCTTGAATATAAGTATGATCTGAGTATGGCAATACTGATAATCCATTGTAGTGATCTCTATTCTCCCACATCCACTCCCCTACTGTTTCCCACTCATCCTCTTTTATCGACACGGTTGCAGATACATTGTGAGTATTCATACCTGAGATGTGACCAGGTTTAACCCAATCCAAATGCACCTTCTTAATGCGTTCTAATAAATCAACGGGTGATTCATTTCGTAAAATAGCTCCTTGAGGTGCTTTCTGTGGAATTGAAATCACAGCTGTATCATGTGGTCTAAAGTATTCATCTTCAATAAGCTCTGGATGATAAACTTGTAGGTAGGTGTAGATTGCTTCATTCTTACCAACCCGAATACGACGAATATAGTAATCATTATGCCATGCGTGGATTCCTGACGAAGTGCCTAAAGTAAGTGATGTTGTACCAGCTGGTTTTACTGTTGTTACACGAGCTGCTGGTTTGATACCGATAGCTTCAGCAATTTGCTTGTTTACTTGTTTAGCAATATCAGCAGCTTCAGTAAGGTCATAATTAAGAATTACACCAGATCCAATGCCAGTCATAGATACTCCAACTAATGCATCTTTCTCTGTTGTCTTACGCCAAATATCACGAAGGTAATGGAAGTCTGTATATCCTGCTTGTAGTGTACCTATTAGTGAAGCGGCAGCTGTACGTCTATTTAAGTCTTCTTGAGATTCAATATCACTTGCATTAATCTCGGTAAGATTACAGAATTGGTATGGTCTAAGTGCAATCTCACAACACGGATTAGTTCCCCAATCTTTATCATTAGTAAGATAGATTCCAGGTTCACCAGCTCCAGATGCTTCTACACGCTTCCAAAGATCCATAAAGTACTCTTTTGTAATACGGTGACGAATCAATGCAGCTGAGTTATTTGCACGACCTCTTTGTGGATTTGTTTCCCACCAATTACCTGATTTACAAGCAATCATTTCACTATCATCAGCTGAGAATAGGGAGATGAGAGCTGCACGACGGATACCACCAGCAAGTACGGCATCAGCAATATGACAAACAATATCATGTACTTGAATTGGTGTAAGTTTCTGACCTTCTTCAACTCCATCCAATATACCCTGCACTTTAACTAAACACTCACGTAGTGGTTGTGCTCCAGGTGCTTTACCTCCTGATGTTACTAATCTTGCACCTTTTGGTCTAATGTCACTAAAGTCGTAACGAATAACTGGACCACCTGTAAAATAGCTCTTCATAAGAATCTTCACAGCATCAGCCCATCCTTCAATACTATCAGGGATTAGGTATCTTTTTGTTTTATTTTGATTTGGTTTACGCACTTCCGGTAGTTTATCTACGTGATGCTTTTGCACACTGTATCCTACACCAGTACCACCTAGTAATAAGAACATGATTTCACCAAATACACGGTGATCGTCGATTGGTGCGTATGCGCAATTATAAATTCGGTTAGGTGAAACCTCAATAGATTTTCCAGCAAATTGCATTGAGCGCATAGACGGTAATACTTTCTTTGCAAAAACTAACTCATAAGCATCTTTAATTTCTGTTTCCAGTTGTGGATACTTCCGAATATGCATTTCCATATTACGCGTTACTAATTCTTCCCAAGTCTCTCTGCGTTGTAATTCCGGAATATACTTAGCATACTTCATATGCACAGTAATCTCCGATAAGATTTGATTTGATATTGTCATAAGTTTTAAAATTGTTGTAAGTATAAATAGTCTTGTTATCCTCCTGATCCAGCAAACTCAGCAAATTTATTACTTAAAGTTTTGCGGATTACTTCATCTTGATTTTGCATCACAATCTTAGTCTGCTTGCCTTGTACCGTATCCTCTGCGTAAATATTAATCTTACATACAGACATATTCATCTTACTTGGGAATGTTAGTCCATCTTGACCAAAGCGATTCTTGATAATATGCCAACGACCAGTACCTGTGATCTTGTCAGCTGTTTTTCTTGATAGCGATACTACAAAGTCAGCAACCATCACCTTAGTGTAACTCTCTGCGATTTTATCAGCCTCAATTACATCCTCTTCCAATGCACTTCTATTTGCTTGTGATGCTGTCCATATTGGTAGTTCGTAAGTACCAGCCATACCTCTTAGTTCTTCGTATATATTACCAAGAGCTAAGTCATGTCTCATATTACCTTTTCCTGATGTATCTCTTAATAGATCGGCATAGTCAATTATAATAAGACCTGGGTTAATGCCTTGTAGCTTGCACTTATCAATATGAGCTGCAAGCATGTTGATTGTTGCTGTCTTTGTTGGATAGCTTTTGATAATTAGTTTGCCTTTCAATCCAGTTAATGCTTTCTCTACAGCCTCTACATTATATTTCAGATCTTGTGAAGGTATGCCTGTATAGTATGAGTCAAATCGTGCACCTACGTAGGTTTCTGAAAGCTCTAAACTATAGTAAATAACATCAAGGCCTTTCTGTACTGCATAAGCTGCTGCATTAACCAATGCCATCGATTTACCAATACCTGCAGGTGCAACAAACACACCTAGTTCCCCTGAACCTAATCCACCGTCCATAATCTCATTGATTACATCCCATGGAGTTTTTATTGTACTACGCATGTTTTCTTTGAAGCGATCTTGAACATGGTCGATGTACTGATGTCCAATATTCCTATCAGCACCAGCTTTCATAGCTTCATCTATATTTCGCTTAATATCATCATATTGACCAAGTTTTAGCAATTCTACCGATTGTAAGATTGCATTCTTTAACTTTTGGTTTTTACAAAAGTCAATAACTCTGTCTTTAATAAAAGGTAAGTCTTCGGCATCGATATGAGACATAACATCTCTCAAAGTATCAACTACCGTCGTCTTGAGTACATCAATCTCAATCTCATTAACTTTGATTTTCAGTACGTCTAAAGTTGGTTGATTCTTGTATTCATCAAAGTATTTAAGTGTGGTCTTCGCAATCCACTTACTTGCATCTGATGAAAAGTATTCTATATCCAATATATCACTAACCTGCTGTAAGAAAGCTCGATCTGCTAATAGCGCTGAAAGTACCTTAATTTGGAAGGCATTACCATAAAATTGTAAGGTATCTCTTATTCCCATAGCTTTACTATACTATAATCTTTTTGATTATCCAACAAACCGATCTAATTTTTGAGTTATCTCACTCAACCACATAGTTACATTCTTAATTGCTGCTCCCATCTTATCTTCTGTAATCATTGCGTAGAATTTCAGCTTTGCGGTTTTATCAGGCTTCTTCTGCATGAAATCTATTATCTTCATTTTATTTTGCATTGAGATATTAGATTCTGTTAATTGCATCAGTGAGTAGTTTAATTCCAATAACTCTTTTGAGTTTGTTACAGTTTCAAACACCTTCCCTTTACCATTATTTGCTGCAAAGTCTATAAGTTTATCGATTGATAGATGAGTATCTTGTGATATAACAGGAAAATTCTTTAGTAGTGTGTTATCACCAATACCATCAATACCCTTAATATTATCACTTGCATCTCCAGTTACTGCTCTGTATAGAGGAAAGTTACACGGATACACACTATATTGTTCAAATACATCAGCTGTGTAATATAACTTCTTTTTTGTTGGACTCCATATATGTACTCGATCATCTACTAATTGCAAAAAATCTTTATCAGAAGACATTATGAATACCTGCTCTTTTAGGTAGTCGTGTGCAATATAGGCAACTACATCATCAGCTTCAGTACTATCTAAAGTGATTACTGTAAATGGTAGAATTTCAAGGTATTGCAATAATCGTAATAGTTGTTCAAGTTGATTGTCCTGCTTTTCAACTTCTTCCGATCGATTAAGCCTAATCTTAACCTTCCTATTACTCTTATATTCAGGATAAAGTTGTCTACGTTTTTGTGAACCATTCTTACCATCAAACACAATGATGACACGTGTTGGATTGATAAACTTAATTGCGTGACCTAGTGATAATAATGTTCCCGATATACCACCTACGTGAATACCATCTGAGTTCATAACTGGACTTGCTGCGTAACTTCGGATGAAAGTATTAAGGCCGTCGACAATGAGAACACGATCATTTATGCTCTCATTGTCTGATTGACCTATACTCCCAGCCTGTAGTTGGTTTATTAGGTGGGTATATTTATTCATTAATCTTCGATATTTTCGTCTAATGTAACACTATCTGGGTCGATTTCACCGTCTGTGCGATACTTCATAATGTATATGTCGTAAATCTGCTTGAGGCAATAATCTCGGAGTTCTGCATTCTCTCTAATAAGAGATCGCCAATCCTTTGCTTGAAACTTGTGGATTTCACCACTATCTTCATTAACAATCTGATACCAAGCACCTGATCCACTTATTCTACCGTAGTTCTTTAGTAGCTTTAACCAGCTGTTAACATCATCAATTCCCGAGTCAAAGTACACATCAAACTCAGCTTTCTTGAATGGTGGACCCATGCGGTTTTTGATTACCTGAGCTTCTGTCTGTACACCGATAATCTGTTCGGTTGCACCTGATCCACTTTTAAGCTTTCCAATTGGTTTTAAGCGAATACGACAGCTTGCATGAAATCCAAGAGCCTTACCACCTGAGGTTGTGTACTTATCACCAAACATAACACCCATCTTTTCACGTAGTTGCGATGCACATAGTAGTAATACACGTTGTTTACCAATTGTATTAGTAATCTTACGCATTGCCTTTGACATTAAGATTGCTTTTGAAGTTGCCCAACCATCTTTATCAAAGTCTGCATCCTGTTCAATCTTTGTAGTTGCGGCTGATACTGAATCCACTACGATTGTAACTAATCGATCTTTTGATGTCTTGCGAATACTCTCGATAATGTTTTCAATAGCTTCAAAGATATCCTCAATGGTCTCAAGTGGAATGTAAAGCATATCATTTACATTAACACCAATAGCTCTAAGGAAGTCTTCACTAAGCGCATTTTCAGTATCGATATAAACAGCTAGACCACCTTTTTTCTGAGTATTTGCTAGTGCATGAGCCATAATCAAACTCTTTCCGGAAGCCTCCATACCTTGTAGCTCTACTATCCGACCGACGGGGAATCCCCCGTCAGGTCGATTAGAGATAGCAATATCAAGTAGAGTTGATCCAGTGGATACCCACTCAGTTAGATCGGTTGGTGTTTCTTCTGCACCTAGAAAGTGTACGGCTTTGAAGTCTTTAAACTTCTTATTCAAACTATCGGCTAACGCTGTAGCCAGTTCGTCGCGGCCCGAGATTTCATCTGGAGCGGCTGTTTGTTTCTTTGCCATAACTTATTACTTCTTAAAAAGCTCGTCGAATGCTGATGTTACGTCTTCTACTTTTGTTGCTGTTTTAGCACTCTTGATTGATGCTGGATTATTCATAGACTCAAGGAAATCATCCTTAGGAGCTGTAGCTGATGAACCTGATTCAGGATCTAGCCATTTTTCCAAAGCTAATTTCATTTCATCATATGAAATCTCACCAACAATTTCTTCTACGTCTTTCTGACCATTTACGATTGCTTCTGCAATAGCTTTATCGGCAGTTGCTGGAGTTACATTTGGTTTTACGCGTACGGTGAATGATGGGAATGATTTGTTATTACCTTCTTCTGCTGGGACATGCTCTACTGTGATATCACGCCCATTCATAAGATCTGTAATGTCACCATAGTCAGGGTCTGCGATGATACCCAAAAGCTCCTGGTAAATCTGCTTACCAAATGACCAAAAACGAACACCTTTATCTTCTTCACCACGTACGATTACTGGTGCATACACACGGAACTTTGGTTCAATCTTTTTACCTAATTTCCAGTCATCTTTGTCTCCTGTTTTCTTAAGCTTTTCAGCAAACTCTACGATTGGGTCAGGACGGCCAAATGATGTTGGTGATACCATTGTACGTTTGCCAATCTCGTAGTGAAAGTTAAGCTCAATAAAAGGATTGCTTTTGTCGAAAGCGTATGGTACGATACGAATTACGCTTTTACCTACTGGTGGTTTCCACATATAATCACTGCCTTTTGAACCACCACCGCTAGTAGCGGATTGTTGAATTTGCGAGAGTCTCGCCTTGATTGCATCTAAGTTAATTGCCATATAATTGATTTTTAGTTACTATAGTAATTAAAAACCGACTAGACAACTCAGACTGTTAATTCTTTTATTTTTATTATCTTGTAAGAATCAAACCCATCTGACAATAACAAACTGTTCATATAATTTGCCCACTCTACCTTAAAAGTTTTGTCCAGTATTCCATTGTTCAGGACTTTAATTAGGCTATTAAGAGCATTTATACTGTAGAACGTATTGGTGTCTTTTTTTCGGTTTATTGATATTGTGTCTTTTAGTCTCTTTTCGTTAGTAAATACATT